TAAGGTGATTGATACACTTAACACTCTTCGAGATAATGCAGAAAATGGTGATATGAAACGAATGTATTCTGTTGCTATTACTGATATTCAATCAGGTCAAATGTGGGGAGTGAAAGCAGTAACTTGGAAATATTAGATTGTATTAATTTAAAAGAACCTACTCAATAGGTTTTTTTTAATATATAATTAAATCGTATGGCTATTGAATTATTTGAACAACTCATCAGAGGTATGGTTTCTCTCCCTGATCAGTTAAGGATTGAAGAAAAAGAGGATGAAAAAGGGAAACTATTTATTATTCGAGTACATAAGGAGGATATGGGAACTATTATTGGAAAGAAGGGAGATAATATTAAAGCAATCAGATTAGTTGTTAAACTATATTCCAAAGAAGAAAAAATTAGCATCTTAGTAAAAGAACCAGAATAGAAATATGAAAATGACACATAAACAAAAACGAAAGTTAGCAAGAAAACATTTCAATCCTAAAACTACTAGATTCGGAGGAATCTTTGGAACTCAGTTTTGGATGAATCGTGCTAATCAGATTAGAAGAAAAGAATTAATTAAGAAAAAATAGTTTTATGCAAATATCAAGAAAAGTATTATTACCTGCATCAGCAGGAGAACAAGTAACCATTAAAGAGTTTCTTTCAGAAAATGGTATTGGTTCATTAAGAGATGTAGTAGAGAATAGTCCAAATATTACAGCAAACTTAATCTTTAATAAGAATATAATAAAAACTAAATACACTCCTTTAAGTCAGCAGTATATGGAATCCCTCGTTTTACTTGAGAGGGCAGTACATCAAGGTCAAAGCACTGGAGCTTACAATCTCCAAGAATCATACCTATTGTTTAAGGCAATAGAGAATATAAAACATGAAAACGAAAGCAATAAAAGAAAAGAAAAAAGTTTCCAAGAAAACAATCACGAAGAAGAAACCAGTCAAGCGTAAAAATCTCACTAAACCTGAGATTAAAAAATTAACTCCTAAGCAACAAAAGTTTATTGAGGAGTATTTAAATAATGGTGGAAATGGAACTCGTGCTGCATTAGTTGCTTATAATACTACTAATGAAAAAACTGCATCTGTTATAGCAACTGAGAACTTAGTAAAACCTAGTATTTCTGAAGTGGTCAATAAGTATAGTAATCGCTTTGATGAGAGTCATATATTCGAGAAACATATGGCGTTGATTAATAAAACTAAATTGCTCCATGTACCTGTAACATCAAAGAATCCTGAAACAGATAAGGTCGAAACTAAAACAGTTATTGTAGACACTGGAGAGATTGATCCACGAGCAGTCAAAGATGGATTAGATATGTTCTATAAAATCAATGGGTCGTATGCTCCTGAGAAACACGTGGTACTAAACTTAAACGATGAAGAAAAAAGACAAGAAAAATCAAACAAGATTCGAGGCTACCTTGATAACCTTCATAAATAACGAAATCATCGATGCAACGATAGAGGATCGTAGGTACTTCTTTGAGTTCGATAATGAAACACCTGAAGATGAGGTGCTATTTAAGTTTAATGTTTGGATGCGTTATTATCATACGAAGTTCATGAAATCAGATGATGCTCCTTTTCATGCATTACTTGATCTCTATAATCTCAGAACGTACTCCTACAATGGAGAGTTAGATGATGAAGATGCTATTAAATATTTTCTGGATGTTCTCTTTCGTAAAGCAGCTAAGACTACACGTACTAAACTCTTTATATCTTTCTGTATATTGAACGATAGGGATCACTATAGGCGATACTACAAAGTTCTCTGTAAGGCAGGTAAGAACGCTACACAGATTGTTACAGACCTCTATAACCTGATGATGCTCCCTGAAATCAAACGTGATTATCCTGGAATCTTTCAATCAGGTGATGAGAAGAGGCAAGAACGTCAAAGTGTATTCACTACTTCAAAAGAATATGGATCTATTAAAGTTGAGGCAGGAACTGTAGGAACTGATCAACGTGGAGATATTCAAGAGGATGCACGACCAGACTTTATTTGGTTTGATGACTTTGAAACAAGAAAGACTCTACGTTCACCTGTAGAAACTCAAGCTATCTGGGATAACATGGAGGAGGCACGTACTGGACTCTCAAAGACTGGAGTTGCAGTGTATACGTGTAACTATGTATCTGAGCGTGGGAACGTACACAAGCTCATCACTCAATATAAAAATAAACTTAAAAAGATATTTATTCTTCCAATTATTGAAAACATTGTATGGGCGATTGGTCCTGAAGGTAAATATATTAAAGATGGTGATCTCTTATGGGATGCATATACCATCGAAGAAGTTGAGCAAATGAGAAAAGAAACTCAAGACTTCGAAGGAGAATACTTGAATGAACCATCAGCAGGTAGAGATGTGTACTTCGATAGAAAGATTCTTAAAGAGATGGAGGCACGAGAACCTATCAAGGAACTTAATGGTCAAAAGATATTCTATGACTTTAAATCATCTCATCGATATGGTGGTGGTTCTGATATTGGAGGTGGAGTTGGATTAGATTCCTCATCAGATATAATTATTGATTTTACTTCTACACCAAATAGAGTTGTATCAACGTATGCGAGTAATGATGAGATACCAAAAGTCTATGCTGATACTATGATAAGGCATGGTAATAGGTTTGGAGAGTGTGTATTCGCTCCTGAGATGAACTATCAAGGAGATGTAATCGTTCTAAGAATGGAACAATTAGATTATCCAAATATCTATGAACGTAGACAGAAAGCTGAGAACATTAAAGAAAAAGAATCATTAGTTTATGGATGGCATACTAATAACATGACTAAACCTCAAATGATGGGAGAATTACTAGAGGCTATTGAAGATGGTCATTTAGAACTATCTGATCCTGATTTAATCCAAGAGGCAATGAGTTATACTAAAGATGATCTTATGGATAAGAGTATTGATCCACGATTAACAACAAGGCACTTCGATATGTTGATGGCGTGTGCGATTGCATGGCAAACAAGATATCAGGCAGTAGTGTATCGACCTAAGAGAAGAGATGATCAAGGATATCAGGCAGTTGATGTTGATGCGTATGAGGATTAATTATGAAAAGATGTAACGATAGAACATGTTGTTCAAGGAATTATAAAAGTAATGAATTACAAAAATATATGAGCAAAGAAGTAAAACAAACAACTGAAGATTATTATTGTAAGGAATGTGGAGTGTTATTAGTTAATGATGAGATTGGTATTTGCCAGTTTTGTGATAGATAGAATTATGAATTATATTGAAGAAATAAAAAACAAATTACAAGAACATTTTAATTTCAATGAGGAATATATAGGATTACTTGATGTGTATACTCTTTTATATTTTACTCATGGAATAAATTGTAGAAGTATTCACGTGCACGATGCTTGGAGTGTATGGCAGAATAATATAGATCCAACTCATAGATCATTAGTTCCCTTTGAGGATCTTACTAGGGAGGTACAAGAATTAGATGATCAATATCGTGATGTGATTGTAGATGTTTATAAAGTAATGAATCCTGATTACAATTCACTTAATTAAAAACATTATGGCTAAACCAAAAATATATTTTGAATGTAATAAGTGCAAAGGAGAACCTGAAATAAATAAAGAAAGTTCTAATGAGAAATGGACTACTTATAAATCTAGTGATCCATGTAAATGTGGAGGTAAGTTTAAAATTAAGGTAAAATAAAATCATGTATAAATTGAACTTAAAAAAAGGTGATCTAATAAAAATAGAAGGTATTCCATATAATCTATGCGAAGATGTTCAAGTTAAAGGTGGAACTAATCCTGAGAACTTAAATAGAGATATTGATTTTGAAAAGATAGTTGATCCATTTGAATCAGATGCTCCTGCAGGGATAAGAGATAACGATGAACCTTTAAACGTATGTACTAGCTGTGAAGGATAAAAACTATTAATAGATTTAATGGTTTTTTTATTTGCATAAAATATTAAAAACAATGTATAATGAAAGGGTAAACAAATAGCTATGAAAGATTACTCAGAAAAAAAGAGTAATGAATCTAACGAAAGTAACGAAGAAACGAACACAGAAGAGGCTACTACGATTGATACTGAGATTTTATCCTCAGAGGATCAAGCATCCCTTCGAAAACAAATACAGGCTGAATATAAAATATCCTATGATTTTTCAGAACCAAAGCGTGCTGAAAATATTCGTAGGTTAAAGTTATATAACAATCAATCTCGTAAAAAAGATAAGGTTGGAGATGTCTTACTATTCACAGTTTTTCAGACTGTGCTTTCTGCGTTATACGATGACAAGCTATCGGTCCAATGGGATGCTAATGATGAAGGTGATGAAGAAACAGTAATCAACTTAACTCACCTAGCTGAGTTCGATTACAAGATGATGCAAAAAGCTCAACTCGATTATGAGTGGGATTGGAATACGCTATTCTTTGGAAGAGCATTAGTAATCCTTAATGAGTTTGATAGAGAGCGTATGACTCCTGCTCCAGAAGTTGTAGATATGCTTACTTGGTTAAGAGATCCATCAGCATCATCAGTTAATGGTGATATGCAAGGAAGAGGTTCTATGCGTTTCGGAGGTCGTGAATTAGAAATGACGATGGATGAAATGGAAGATGAAGATTACGATTTCTTTAATCTTAGTAGAATTAAAAAAGGAAAAGACTATGACTCTCTTATCCTTGAGGCTGAACAAGGGCGTAATGCTGCATCAGGAAATCAAGATACTACTTACGAAGAGGAAGGTCTTGAAGAGAATACTGATTACACTGTTCTCCAATGGTTCACTATTTTCAAAGGAAAGAAATGTATTGTAACTACTAATAGTGATCGTTCAGTTATTATTCGATACCAAGAATTAGAAGGAGATCGATGGTGTATCGTTGATAGAAGTCTATTTCCTATTTCTAATGACTGGGATGGAGTAAGTATTCCTGATCTTGTTGAAGATAAACAACGAGCAAGGGCTAAGATGATTAACCTACGATTAGAGGGAGCAGTAGCTGAACTCTATCCAATGTATCTTTACAATAAAAAGAAGATACGAAATAAATCAGATCTTAACTTTGGATTCAATAAAGCTATTGGAGTGAATGGAAATGTTTCAGATGTATACGCTCCAATGCAGACTGCTAATCAATTATCTACAAACGTACAAGATATTATGGGTATTCTTGATCTAGCAGCTCAGAAATCAGTTGCAGCTCCAGAAGTAGCTCAAGGTGTAGCTCCAACTCAAGTACGTACTCTAGGAGAGCAAGAGATGGTAGCAGCAGGGCGTTCAGCACGTATGAGTGTTGCAGCAAGTCTATTCTCTCAATCAGAAGAACGATTCTGGCAACTCTGGTACTTCATGTATAAGACATACTTTGAAGATGAGATTGATGAAAAGATAATTCGTATTCGTGGTCCACTTGGAACTGAATGGCGTAAACTTACCAAAGAGAATATCGAGGCATATGTTGATCCTGATGTAACAGTTGATTCAAGGTCCAATATTGAGGCTAAAAGGCAACGTGAAGGAGCAGCATTTGCTCAGGTAACTCAAATCCTTGCTCAAGTACCAGGAGTAAATAATAGATACTTAAGTAAGAAACTCTTGAGAGTAAATCAAGTGAAACCTGAAGAGATATCATTTATCTTACCTCCTACACCTGATGAACTCTTAGCTAATGATGAGAATGAAATCTTAAATGATAACAAAATGGTTAAGGCAAATATCAATGATGATCATATTGCTCACCTTGAGGCTCACCAAAAAGCTAATCAGACTGCAGCAACAAAAGCTCATATTCAGGCTCATAAGATTATGATGCAGATGCAGAAGAATAATCCTGAACTATTCCCTCAACAAGGAATGGCAACAGGAACTGAAGATGTGAAAGGGTTTGATACAGTTGCTAGTCCTGATGTACAGAAACAACCATTAACAGCTAAACAAGTTTAATCATGGATCAATTTGAAAAGAACAAAAGAATTTCAGCATTACAGAGCTTAGTAGAAAGTGATGGATGGAAAGTTTTACTTGAAGAACTTCAAGAGGATGTAACCATTACAGAATCTAAGCTACATGGTGAAACTCCACTAAGAGAAGAAGAAACTATTGAACAGTTACAACGTGAACGTATTGATAGGCTTGATTTAATGAAGTTGCCTGAGAACCTGATACGTGAACTCTATGAAGAAGATGAAGGAGTTGATGTAGAGGCATATGAAGGGTATGGAACGAAAGACGTATTAGAAGAAGATTAATAGACTTTGTTTTTGGGTAGGATATTGGATATAAAAATTGTATCTAGCATCCTGCCTAAAAACAGGGATTTATCCATCGGAAGATGAGTAATTCAAATCTATTCACTATTTTCTCCATTATTAGTGAGTATGTAATAAACAGTAAATAATATATTTATATGGAAGATGATTTAAATACCAACGAGGAAGGTCTTGAACCTGAAGTTGAGGAAGTTCCTGAAGAGGAAATTGAAGAAGAGATTGATGAAGAAGGTGAATCTGAAGAAGAAGAGGATGAACCAGAAGATGATCCAGAGGAAGATGATGAACCTCCAGTACGTAAAAACGTAAAGGACTACATTATTAAACGAAAGGATAATCAACTCTCAAAGAAGGATGAAGAGATCCAACGATACAAGGACAAGTATGGATCGTTGGATGAAGAAGAAGATATCGATGATCCTGAATTAAAAAAGGTAATCGATAAATCACTAAAACCATTTAGGGATAAACTTACTCAGGAAACTGATGAGAAGGAACTCCAAGATGTTTTAGATAGATATCCAGATGCTAAAGGTCTTGAAACAAAGATTCGAAAGTATATGGATTCACCTGCCTATAAGGATGTTTCGGTTGAATTTATCGCTCGTGGACTACTTGGTCCAAAAGCTGATATTTCTGGAAAGAAGGCTATAGCTAACGCTAAGGCAAAGAAATCAAAAACTCCTGGTAGAAATAAAGCACGACCTAAATCTTCTACAGGGAAGAGTGCTTGGGATATGACTGATAAAGAGTTCGAAGAGGCTCGAATCAAAGCATTATCTTAATTTAGATTTTATAAGAACTTATTCACAAATGGAAAATGAATACAACAACAACAGTACCTTCAGCAATCAATACGTTCTATGATCGTTCGATGCTCATGAAGGCAAAACCATTACTTATTCACCTTAACTGGGGAGAAGTAAAGAATATTCCAAAGAATCAAACAGGAAAAATTCGATTCAGACGATATTCACTATTATCAGTAGATGCTACGCCACTCGTAGAAGGAGTAACACCATCATTAGATCAACTTCAAGTTGTAAATGTTGATGCTACTGTGGAACAGTATGGTCGTGGATTCCTCTTAACTGACAAATTGTTATTTGAAACAGTTGATCCAATTCTTACAGAAGTTGCAGATATTCTCGGTGAAAACGCTGCGAATACTCTTGACCAACTTACTCGTGATGAATTGAACACAACTACGACAGTTCAATTTGCAGGTACAGGTAACACTCAAAACAGTGATATTGATACTACAGATAAGATTACCAAAGCAGAAGTACAAGCTATGGTTCGAACTCTAAAGAACAATAACGCTCAGAAAATTACCTCAATGGTCAATGCATCAAATGGAACTAATACAGCTCCTATCGATGCAGCGTACATTGGAATCGTACATCCAAACACTACCTATGATCTTAAAAACATCTCAGGATTTATTCGTGTTGAGGAGTATGGACAAAAGAAAGCAATGCCAGGAGAAGTTGGAGCATTGGATGAAGTTCGATTCGTTGAAACTACAAATGCTAAAGTGTTTGTAGGAGCAGGAACAGGATCAATCGATGTGTACTCAACTCTTATCTTCGGAAAAGGGTTCTACGCAACTACTCGTATTTCTGGTGAGGCGATGCAAAACATCATTCATGGTCCAGGAGGAAACAACGATCCATTGAACCAACGAAAAACTTCAGCGTGGAAAGCAACATTCGTTGCAACTATTCTGAACGATGCCTTTGGAGGATCTCTACGACACGCAGTATCTGGCTAATCTTAATTAATTATTATGGCTAGAAAAAAATCAGCAGTAAAAGAAAAGAATACGAAAGCTAAAACTTCTAAGAAAGAAGTAGTAGAAGTTCCTGAAATGGAAATTGCAGGAACAGAGGAAGTAAAAAATCCTCAAACAGGAAGAGAAGTTCCTCTTACTGGAAAGGCTAAGGATATGAAATCTAAACTTGAAAAAGAGGATAAGGTTTCAATCTTCATGCCTCTCTCTTCAGGAGAGAAAAAAGGTGCTTATCAGTCAGTGATTCTTAATGGATATCCTTTGTATATTCGAAAAGGAGAACAGGTTAAAGTACCTGAATCTGTAGCTAAGATTCTTGAAACAAAGATTCAACAATCATATGCAGCTCAAGAACATCCTAATCGTTTAGGAGGGGATGGAACAGTGCATTTGACTAACTACGGAGGATAATATTATTCACCTAATCTAAATTCTTTTTATGGATATTGATTACACAGACGGAATTGTACACTCACTCACAGCTAGTTTTACTGGTGCAGGAGCGATTGTTACAGAGAATTTTGGGTTTGATCCTAAGTACATTAAGTTAGTAAACGAAACAGATCGTATTACTCACGAATGGCACGAAGGAATGACTGCAGGTACAACTCTTAAAACAGTTGCTGCAGGTACACGAACTCTTGATTTAGTAGGAGGAGATAACGCTATTAATGTAGATGGTTCAGAAGTAACCATTGCAGCAGCAGCAGCAATCTCAGCAAAACAATATCGAGTGTTAGCACTTGGATAATTTGTATTGCCACTCAATCTCTCTATATGGGAGATTGTGATGACGATAGAAATGAATTATTAAAATAACCTTATTGATACAATGAATACAGAAACGAAGAAAAAGAAATCTACAGCAGAGCGAACAGTAGAAAAAACTTTAAACCAAAAGAAAAAAGACCTTAAATCCCTTGAGAAAAAACTTAGAGATTTAGGTAAGAAAGTTGATGACTTCTATATCATCCTTAACCAACAGCAAGAAGTTGAGGATAAGATGAAGAAAGAGGCTGAAATTCTTGGTAAACTAAAGGAAGTGATACTAACGCTCACTGATCATCAGAATAAACTAGAGCTTGAAATCAAGGTTATGGAAGATCTAGCTGATGGGATGATTAAACGTAATGATGAACTTGAGGTAATGATAGAAAAGAAACAATCTCAAGTTTGTCCTATGTGTATTCCTGAAGATAAGGAAACTGATAAATAATAACTATTATGACACCTACAAATTTCAAAGATTTAATACATTACAAAGCAAGAACTACTGATGCAACCTTTACGGATTCAGAGATTCTTTTGCTTATGAATATCTATAAGGATGAGATTGCAGGTAGAATCCAACGATTACGACCAGGAATATGGAATGTTCCTGCGAATTTTGATTTAGTAGCAGGTAAACGTGAATATGGATTCCCTGCAGATGTTATTAATTCTATAAATTCACTCGACTTGAAACTATCTTCTACAAGTAATTATATTCCTGCAGTAGGTTTAAAAGAGCAACCTAAAGAACTTTCACTTGAAAATGAAGATGATATATCAGGATGGTATTCAGGTAATCCTCACTACTTCATTCGTAGAAAAGCAATTTATATTCTTTCTGAAACTATAGAAGATATAACTGAAGGAGGGCTATTAACTTATAACTCACTTCCTGCAAATATCTCTGATTTAACAAGCACAGTTGATATGTCAGTTGATCCAACAAATACAGAACATGGATTCCCTCAAGAGTTCCATGAGTTATGGAACAGGCGAGTAGTTATTGCTTATAAAGATAAAGAAGAGATTCCATTAACTAAAGAAGAACAAGAGTACGATATAGACCTTGAAATGATGTTAGAAGAGTTCTCAGCTCCTGCAGATCAGACGATGGATGAAGTACGAGAAGTTCCAAGTTTTTCTTTATTATATGGTAATGGATATGACTTATGAGTGTAGAGTATACTAAGTGGGGTCAGAGAGGATATCTTCAAACTGAAGAAGATGGATATATTCTCCAGGAAAATGGTGGAAGGTTGGTTATTCAAATATTCAAAGAAGATAGAGAGGTGGTTCATGGAACATTTACTAAGATAGCTAAATAAAATTATTATGGATTTAGATAAAAAAATTACAGATTTAGAAACACTTGATCCAGTCGCTGATGGCGATTGGGTTGCAGTTGTTGATGTGTCTGATACATCTCAGAGTGCTGAAGGAACTACTAAGAAAGCTGCTAAATCAGAGTTTAAGGGTGATACAGGAGATGCAGCTACGATTGAAGTTGGGACAGTAACTGAACTTGCTGCAGGGGTAACTCCTACAGTTGTAAATGCAGGAACTACTTCAGATGCAGTATTCAATTTTGGTATTCCACGTGGGGCTAATGGATGGTCGCCAATTTTAGCAGCAGTATCAGATGGTGAACGTAGAGTATTCCAAGTTTCTGATTGGGTTGGAGGAGAAGGAACTAAACCTGATACAGGTGATTATCTTGGTCCAACAGGATTTGTATCAGCTATTGGAGATGCACTTGATGTACGAGGTCCAACAGGTCCTACAGGTCCAGGTTCAGGAGATATGACTGAGGCAGTATATGATCCTCAAACTATTCAAGCTGATGCTTTTGCACGTTCTAATATGACAGGAACTCAGTTAGCAAATACTATTTCAGATTTTGCATCTACAGTTCGAGCTACAGTATTAGCAGCAATATCTTTTGCATCAACATCAGTTATAACAGCTAGTGATACTGTACTGAGTGCCTTAGGTAAGCTCCAAGCACAAGTATCGCTAAATAACTCCAAGACAACTAATGCAACTCATACAGGGGAAGTTATAGGTGCTACAGCTACAACCTTAAATAAAACAGCTATTAGTAATAGAACATCTGTAGATATCGCTGCAGATGATGTTGTTCTTTATGGAGATACTTCTGATTCAGATAATCTAAAAAAGACTACGGTCCAGAAAATCTTAGATTTAGCAGGTGGAGATATACCTTTTGTTATAGGGATTGGAAGAATCGGAACTCCATATACATCTAATATTTCCTATACAGATGAAGATGTTAATTCATCTGGTGGTAACTTTAGAGTTCCATATATTGCTACAGAAACATCAGGAGGTATTAGAAATACTGTAGATACTGATGTTTCAACATGGACTGATACAAACAACAAAAGTAATATTGTAATTTCAAATGGATATATGTATATACTTTTGGAAAATACAACAACATCACCAGATACATTTAGAGTGTATAGGTATGATTTAACTGATATCACTGCTCCAGGAACACTTATAACATTCTCAGGATCTACAACACTCGCTCAGACTGATGAAATTATGGTTATGGCTTGTGATGGTACTAATTTCTACTTTAGTTTTGAGGCAGGTAATTCAGCAAACTCTTATGATATTGCTAAGTATACATTATCAGGTACAACACTAACTTATAGTTCAACAATTAATCTTTCTGATTCTTCTACTTTTAATTATAATTTCGCAGTAGATTTAAGTGGAAATATTTTTACCTTAAGTAGTACTGATCAAGGAACAATGAAGAAATATAACTCTTCAGGAACTTTACAAGAAACAGGAGCTTTCACTTATACTTTAGGAGTTCTTAATTATAAAGGTTATATCTATGAATTTGACGCTACTCAAAAATTAGTAAGTAGAGTTCTTAGTTAATTAATTATTATGGCATACACCTTATTTAAAAAAGGAATACAAGGTCTTGCTGATTCTAAATGGGCAGGTCCTGAGGGATCAGTATATAGATCAGTAGGAATGGATTACCATTCAACTCCTGGTTTATTTAAGGTCCAACAAAAACTCTCAAAAATTAGTGAGAGTCTTATTACTGAGTTATGTAAACAAAGAGTTCCATTATCTGATGGTTCTACTTTGTGGTTTTCAAGTGAATCAGGGAAGGTGTGGAGAGAGTTAGATGGAACGGTAACATTGGTCCATACGATTGATATTGAAACTGATGCTACACCTTTTGATCCTTTAATAAATTCAGTAGGAACTAATTTTGCATCTGCAGTAAACTCTGCTTTTTATAGTGGAGGTTTAGTTGGTGATGGAACAACTCCAACTCCTGTTGCTAATGAAAATAATAATGAGGCAGGTTCAAGTACAACTATCTCATTAGATATAGATGTTCCAGATGAAGATAATATGGCAATGCTCGTATTCGCAGGTTCATATAATTACAATGCATCATCTTCTATCGTTTCAGATGTTGATGGAACTCCTACAACTGAAATAGATTATAATTCTCCTAGTGGAGTAGATACTGATGCTGAACTTGATACTTCATATGTCCTCAATCCAACAACAGGAACTCGAACTGTTACAGCAACCTTTAATGCAGCACGTACTAATAGATTCCTGTACGTAATAGTATTTAAAGATGTACTTCAATCAGGTCCATTGGTTACAAATCTTGATATTTTTATTGATGCACTAGATCAGGACTTAACAACAAATTCATTAAGTATTATTGCTCCTCAGGTTAATAATATGAGTTTCTTTAACTTCACTGTGTCTGAACAAACTGATCACGAGGTTCTCTCAGGTGGTCAAATACTCTTGGTAACAGATGAAACAGATACTGTAGGTACTGAATCATTTGCCTACCATCCATTTGGAAAAAGTGATTCACCTGTTTGTTTAGGAGTACAAGAGCATGAAGGGAATATCTATTATTCAACTGCTGCTTTTTGTTTCAAAGTTCCATTAGCAACATTACCAACCTGGACAGTTTCTCTGTTTGGGATGTTTGTCTTTGGTGATGAAAATTATCATGAAACAGTTCATGCAGGACTTGATCTATTCATTGGAGATCAGAATACGATTGCTCAGATTTATCCTAATCCTGATTATGATGATGCAGAACCTGAATCTTCATCAAATGAAAAACATTTATTTTTACCTGAAACTGAATTTAATATAAATGAACCTGAACGTATTAAAACTATTTATCCATTTGAAATTGATTTGCTCGTAGGAACATATTTCACAAGTAATAAAAATGAATGTCGTGTATTACGATGGGATTTGGAAAGTGAATCATGGTATGCAGAAGATACAGTTCCTGAAGATGGTATTAATGCTTTTATTCCTGATGATAACTATATGTACGTTCAAGCAGGTAAATCAGGAAAGATATATTTCTATAATGGAGAAAAACTAGAACCATATAAAAATATTCCAGGAGATTGGGGAAATGCTGCAAAAGGAATCGTTCATCAAGTATCAGTTGCCAATATGCTTGGTATTCCACGATTTGGATTATCTCAACTAGAAGGAAATCCTCAATTACAAGGAGTATATAGTTTCGGTTCATATTCACGTGATTACTCTAAGATTATGGATCTATCGTTCCCTGTGTCATCAGGAGAGCTTGAAAACGTAGTGATAGGGGGAATCATATCAAAAGGTTCTGAACTCCTTGTAGCGTGGAAGTCTGATACATCAGCAGGGCTAGATAAACTTGACTACACTGCTAAGTATTCAAATCCATACATTGAAACTATGATTCTTACTGGAGGTAATGATCGAGTCTATTTTCAAAATGTTAGTAAGTTTTATGCTAATTATGTTTCTTTACCTACTGATACAAATGTAATATTCGCAGTTAAAAAACGATATGATGATCCTAACTATGTTGTTCAACCTGGAGTTATTGATACTAAACTTATGCAAGTAAAATCAGATAGGCAACAATCAAGTTTAGTAGCATTACAGTTAAAAATCTCACTAGAGGTGAATAATAATGATGCTCCAGAAATTGAATCATTCGCTATTGGTCCAGTGAAGAGTAATAAACAATAATTATGAATGAGTTTACACCTAAAAAAATAGATACTAGAGATACAACACGTAAACCTCAAAATCTTAGAAAGACTAAATCAATTCTTATTGGAGCAGGTAATACAGTATTCGGAGCTGATATTAGAGGGATGTGGTTAGGAGCAAAGCGTTTCGCAGATGCTCCTTTTCGTGTAAATATGCTCGGTGAAGTAGAAGGTATTTCATTTACTGGTACAACACTTACAGGTGCTACAATTAATGGTTCTACTATTACTGGAGGAACTATTAAGACTGTTGATTCAAATACACGTGTAGAATTATCTTCATCATCAAATGCTTTACTGGTATATCAAGATTATTTAGGAAATCCTGTCCAACGAGTTTCATTAGATGCATCAGGAATCTACTTTGCTAGATTTGATGGAGTTGCATCAGGAGGAATCTTTGGATTAGGTACAAACTCTCTTTATTTAACTACTGGAGCAAATGGTTTTCAGTTTACTGAAAGTTCTATAGTTCCATCTAATTCTCAGGATTTAGGAGGTAGTTTCATTGCATCAGATAGATTCGGAACGATATACCTTCTTAACTCACCTGATGTTTCTTCAGATATTAGATTAAAGAAAAATATTAAAGATATACATTATGGATTGGATTCAATCTTGAAAATAAATCCTATTTCATTTAATCGAGATAAGGAAAAGAGAACTCATCTTGGTTTCTCAGCTCAGGAGATAAATAAAGTATTACCAGAAATTACAAGTAAGGGGAAAGATGGATTCTTATCTATCACACCTGAAGAGATCATTCCTGTATTGGTCCAAGCTATTAAAGAGCTAAACTCTAAGATAGAGCATTAATAATTTAACTGATATAATAATCATATGGATAAATATAATCTTAAAATTGGATCAAGAGGAGATAACGTAGCTAGTTTACAAAAATCATTAGGTATTAAATCTGATGGTATTTTTGGTAAACAAACTGAGTCTGTATTAAGGAAATACCAAACAGCGAAAGGTCTTACTGTAGATGGTATCGCAGGGAATCAAACATTTAATTCTCTAAGTGGAATTAATAATACTCAACAAGAATATGTTCAAAATGAGATGCCTAATGGTATGGGTGGGATAACTCAATTTAATACTCCTAAGAATAATAAATATGATTTCGGTATGTCTTACGCTAATCCAATGGCTATTGATGAACGTAATGGAAACACTACAGTTCGACCAAAACAAAATCCATATGATTTTGGTCAATCCTATAATCCAAACCAACAACCTCAAGTAAATACAAGTATTCCTGAGGTTTATCGAGTTGGAACTGAAGATGCTCAAGTTAATCCTCAAGCTAATCCAAAGCAAGATTTAGAGGCAGTAGCTAATGAACAAGCTCAAACTCTTTATAATGAAACTGAAAATGATGATGAGGTCCAATTAAGAAAATCATCAAGTCGTATTGCTGAACTTACGGATAAGATTATTGAAGGAAATAATAACCAACCTCCTGAACCTACATCAATGGCTGAATTGTATTCTCGTACACGTCAAGATTTAGGTCTTACTGGGTATGAGGATGAACTTGCATCAATCGATGCTGATATTGATAGAATAAAAGCAGCAGATCTTGTTGAAGGAGATAGGGCAGGTGATCGTGCTGAGGGGATGACTCGTATCAATCGTAGAAGGAGTGCTATCTCTCGTGAGGCTCAACGTGAGCTTGCCTACTTGAATGTAGAGCGTTCAGCAGTGGCTCGTATCGTTTCCAATAAAACTGCAGCACTAGGGATGGTTATGGACTTCACTCAAACTGATTACACTAATGCAGTAAATTCATATACAAATAAATTCAATCAGAACCTTAAGATGATTGAACTTGCTCAGAATGTAGAAGATAGAGAAATTACAGCTCAAGATAAATTAAAGGCTAATGCTCAAGCTAACCTTACAACTATCAATACTTTAGTTAAGGAATCAGGTAAGGATTACAACTCACTATCAGATACTCAAAAGAATCAAATTAATGATTGGGAAATGCAAGCAGGATTACCAGTTGGATTATTTGCATCATTACCTCCACAGGAAGATAAGGATATTCGAGTAATGGGTAACTCTCTTATTTCATTAGATAAAGAAGGAAACGTAGAGGTCCTATACTCTAAACCATCTACAAGTGGTAGTGGATATGGAGGATCTTCAGGAAGTAATTACACAGCATCTAATATTCCTGATGCATTACTTTCAGATATTACCTATGGACTTCAGAACGCTGAAGGAGTTACACTCGCTCAGTTATATGAAACATATCCTGAAGTAAGTACCTCTTATTTAAATAGTCTATATTCAGCAGTAACAGGAAAGAGTGGAGAAGACCTGTTGGAAAAAGATCCTGCGTACAAAGGACAATCATTTAAGAAATTAGATGGTGGAAAAGGATTCTTTGGTTTTGGTAAATCACGAAAAGAAGAGTTAAATAATGCAGGACTTGATGATACTCAATTAGAAACAATCAATAATTATCTACAGCAAGGATATAGTTTCACTCAAATTGCAGAGAATCAACGATTCACTTCAGATCAATATGAGGCACTTACGAAAGCAATTAAGAACTTAGATGATTAAACAAAAAACTCTTCACTAAAACTGAAGAGTTTTTACTCTTATAAACAATTAATAAAAATAGTATACTAATTCTATGGATGAAAATAATAAAAAAAAGAGTCGGTTATTTCAGCAAGTACCTACACAAGATTCTGAATCAACAGTGAGTAATCCTGATACAGGAACTGAACGTAGAAGTAGATTGTTTGATACACCTACTTCAAATACACCTACAAATACAACTATTCCTAGTCAGAATAATGTGGTCCAAAAGAAACAAACTTCTAAATTGTTTAGCGAACCTCAAGCAACGAAACTAGAAACAGTTCAAATGGGTATTGGTCAAGGATTAAATACTATTGGAGTTGATATTCTTGGAGCTGCTAATGATTATAATAAATGGTTCTATAACACTTTTAATGGAGGTAAGGGTGCTTTTGGTGATTCTTATGAACCTGTACATGAAAAGAGTGAACAGAATTTAGCTAAATGGGAGGAGAGAACTAATCAAGCAGTAAGAGAAACTCTTGGAGATCGAGCAGACTCTTATCTTTATCATGCATCAAATGGTATCGGACAAGGATTAGGTCAGCTTGGAGCTTTTGCAATTAATCCTATTGCAGGATTTACAACTATTGCAGCTCAAACTCAGCAAGGTGGAAAAGAGGCGTATAAATCAGCATATGAAGGTTCTATCGCAAATGGTAAAACAGAAGATGAGGCACGTAAGATTGCTAAAATTAATGGTCTTATCGTTGGAGCTGCTAATTCACTAGAGGCAATTCCAGTAGGTCGAGCAGTTGGTATTGGTAGGGATTTACTTTCTAAACCTCTTAAAACAGGAATTAAAAATACTGTATTACGATTAGCTAAAGAAACAGCTATAGAATCAGGTACAGAAGGACTTCAGACAGCTATAGAAGGCACTACAGCAGCTTTAACGTATAAAGATGATGTAACAGCTAAAGATACGATTAAAGATGCTATATTCACAACTCTCGTATCTATTCCAACTGGTATTCTTTTTGGAGGAGCAGGAGAAATGCAACTAAGAAAAAATCATTTAGAAAAAGCTCAGAGTGAAATTAAAGACGTATTGGTCCAAAATGGAGATAATATTAAAGACGAAGATGCTGATGTTCTTGCAGGAATGTTGGTAGATAACTATGCAGTTCTTGGTAAGGATGATATTTTTGTTCAAGATGAGTCTAAACGTATTTCTAGCTTAAGAAATGAATTAGATAATCCTAATGAAGTTAATCTTGATGGAGCTGAAGATGTATTAATTAAAGAAGAACCTAATGCTGATATTCAGTCCAAAGAGTTTGATGGTCCTACAGAGGCACAGAATACGCCTCAGCAAGAGAAAACAGGTGATGAGCTACTAGATGCTGAAGATGTACCATTTAAGCGTGTAGAGGAGCAAGAGGTGGATGATACACTTGATCTAACTAAAGAGGATGCAGAAAGAATTGCTAAAGAACCTGATGGTCCATTATTTAAGGAAACAAAAGAAATTGTAAAAGGAGAGGATGTTGCAAAACAATTTGATGAATATGGAACTGATGGTGGAAAGAGTAAAGTAGCAGGAAGAACCATAAATGAAATAACTCGTGAGAATATTGCAAGTCGTGATTATCAATTAATAGAAAAAGATATCGATGATGTTATTGCAAATGATATTGATTTAAAAAACTATATTGATTCAAATCCTAAACGTAGAAATTTCAGTGGTCCTGCTTTTCAAGGTAATCCTATCATCCAAGCTGATGGTGGTGTTATTGATGGTATGGGTCGTATCACTCAATTAAAAAAGGATGGAATTAAAACAGTTAAGGTTTATGAAGAAGTAAAAGAATCTCCACGATTCAATGAATCAAACCAAATAGACAACGAAACTGAAACTGAAATATCAGATGTTATTGATTACCTAAGAGAAGGAATTATCGCAAATGGTAAAACTCAAAAAACATTAGAGAATGATATTGATACCTTTACTGAGAAGTATGGAATTAGTCCTGATTTATCTAATAAGCGTATAGCAACTCAATTAAATAAAATCCTTACTGATGCTGAAATTATTTCTACAAAAGAAATTAAAGATGATCTTGGTCCAGATGAAAAACCTGAAGTAGATGATACTCAGGATATTACTCATGAAGATGCTGAATTTATTGCTAATAAACCAGATGGTCCATTGTTTAAGGAGGAAGAAGAAACCTATAAGGATGCTGATGATTATGCTAATTCAAAATGGAGTGAGTATACAGGATATAAAGATGGTCATAGATCTCCTGGATGGGATAATACTCCAACAGAAGAAAAGTTGGATAGTGGAGGAGATTTCTCTTTAGATGAAGTATCAAAAGGATTCAGTAATCAACCTGATGATTATTTTGATCCAGTTGTTGGAGCAAGATATTATTCTTACCAAAATAAATCAGGACAAGAGAGCTATAAAGCTATAAGAAAAGTTCTTGATGGTAAATCAGATGTCATTATTGCCTATAGAGCAGTACCTAAATCAGTTGATCAAGCAAGTTTAATTGATGGTGATTGGATTACTTTTTCTAAACAGTATGCAGTAGATCATGGAGATGCTCGTTTTGATGGTAAATATAGAATTATCAAGCAAGAAATTAATAAAAAAGATGCTTGGTGGGATGGTAATGATATTAATGAGTGGGGATATGATACAAATGAAATATATAATTCATTTAAGAAACAGTATGAGGATGCAATGCTTGATGAAAATAATTCTTTAGTTTCACAAGATGATATTAATTCAAGGCAATATCCTTTGTTCAAGATAGATAATGAAATCACTAAATCTAAAAAATTTAAAGAATGGTTAGGAAATAAAAATTATATAAAGGCATATCATGGTACTCCATATAAGTTTGATAAATTTATGACTCCTGATCAATCAGGAAATCAATCAGGTGCATATTCTGTATCAGGTATATCTTTTGCAACTTCTTTCGATAATGCTGAACCTTTTAGTAGACAATACTCAGGTGATTTTAATGAACAAGCTAATAAATTATACGAGGATTATAAAAATAGAATTAAAGAAAAAGGAAAAATATCTGAATCTTTTGATCAAGAGTTATTCTCTAAGGAGATGGTCCAAAATAAATTAAGAGGAGGAGATTTAAAAAACGTTGATGAAATATTTATATTGAATAGATATATTACAGATGATAAGCGTTATAAATTCTCTCAAAAGTTTATAGAAAATTTAACAAAGGAATATACAGAATTAAAATCTAAGACAGAAAAACTTGAAAAAGAATATGAACAGAAACGAGAAAAATTAGAATCACAAGATCCTGAAGGTAAGGTGTATGAGGTTTATATTAAGTACGATAAACTTATTCAAGAACAAGGTGAAGATATAGGATTTGGTTCATCACGTGAAGAAATAGTAAATAACCTTGATGAAGGTGAAATATTGTTTATTAATGATGCTGATACTGGTCAATATATTGGAGAAGAAATTATAGTTGCTAATCCTGATGATATTTTTATTGCTAATCCTGATGGTCCATTGTTTAAGGAGGATGTAAAAGAAGATTCTCTTGTTGCAGTACATAATTTAAATGCAGATAATATAAAATTTTCTGATAAGATTGGTGGATTTGCTAATCCATCTCTTGCAGTTATTGATACAAACAAAACCAATTTTGATTCATATGGAGCTATCTCTTTAATTGCAGAACCTAATATTCTTTTTTCAAGAAGAGCAGGAAGTTACGCATCAGATATTTACTCTCCTCGATTTCCTCATATGGAATATATTATTCCTAGAGCAACTCAGAAAGAAATTACTAATGATATGAAAAAATATGAGAGTGATGTAAAGGCTGATGTATCTCAAACTCTTGATTTTAATTCTGATCTAGGTAGAAACCTTAGAGATTTACCTCATATGATGATGATGTATCTCAAGGAGAATAATCAAAAAACTAAAGTAGAATATAATATTACTGAGGATATGGATTACTACGATATTCGTAGGGAATTAAGAAGAGCAATAGATACTATTCCAAATGAATTTAATGCTTTTGTAGAAGGTTATATTGATTATTTTAGTGATATCAAACAGAGAATCTTTAAGGGTTATACTCCATCTGGAACTCGTCAATATGTTGATGCTACAGCAGAAAACGCCTCAAAGTTAATGAATAAAGAAGATACTCAAGGAGGTGAAAACTTCTTTCAAGGACTAGGAACAGTACGAGCAAGAATAGTTAAAAAGTTTAAAAATCTTAAGGATATTAAGCAAAATAAAGATCTACTTTTAGATAAAGATAATTTTGAAAAAGTAAAAGATCAATTCGAAAGTAAATGGTATAGCTTAAAAGCTGAGGTCCATGAGTATGCAAAAGAAAGAAGTTCTAACCAATTCACTCAATCAGATATAGAATCAGAGGTAATATCTGAGTATCTATCAGGAGATTCAAGTGATTTCTTCAAACTGTTTGAAGGTATTCCTGATACATTAGTTTCAAAAATTGATGATTTCAGAAAGGAATTAGTTAAGATGCCTACAGAGTATTTTGAAACTAAATTTAATAGAGTGGTAGATATTAATGAATTTAAAGCAGCACTTGTACCTACTAATACACCTAAAGATGTATTAGATATTCTTCAGAAGAATGATATTGAGGTACTTACTTACGATTCAACAGAAGAGCGTGGTACAAAATTAAAAGAACTTGCAAATGATCAAAAAGTTCTCTTTAAGAAAAATAAATCAGACCTCAACGAAAAAGTATCAGCAGAAGAAGGATTAAAAACCATCGAAAGATTATCAAAAAGACATGGAGTTGAATTACCTGTAAACATATATGAAAAGATTTATACAGGTGGAGTTGGTCCAAATGGTCCAGGAACTGCGTATGGAATGTTCTTAGATAATACGATCTCACTCGCTGAACGTATTACTAAATTTACTGCTGATCATGAGTTCGGACACTTTGTATTTAATAACCTAGCAACAATTCCTTCATTCAAAGGATTAACTAAAGAATCTATTTTAACTGAATTGAAAGCACTTCCTGGAAACAAAGGAAAGACTAATATTCAATTAGAAGAAGATCTTATGCTTATGGTTGAGCAATATGCAGCAGATATCCAAGCTAACAAACCTACGACACTCAAGGGAAAGATTAAACAGTTCGTAGAGAACCTATATAAAGCTATGGGAGATATGCTTAACCTAACTCCTGCAGAAACAAGCTCAATTAATAAATTCTTAGATACTCTCTATTTTGGAAAGAATAAGGAAATTATTACCTTTGCTAATACAGGAGAAACATCAAACTTTATGAACGCTCGGTTTAAAGAGTTTGGAGAAACACCTAAACTAAAAACTGCAAAAGAAGTAGTACCTAAGAAATACTCTTTGAATGAAGTAGAGGCTGAATACCAATTATCAGTAAACAAGATTGAAACACGTAAGGAAGAGTTAGAGCGTATTAATAATCTTAATGATATTGCTAAGGTCCAATTACAGTTCATTGAAGATGGATTAGATATGAGTCCTGGAAAAGTATTATCTAAATATGCTAATAAGAATGGAGAAATACCTCAGGTATTAGGAGGGCAAGATTCTATCTTTGGTACACGTGGAGATGATATCGTAAATGAATTAGGTTTTGAAAGTTCAGAGGATGCACGTAATGAATACCAGAAGTACCTTAAAAACAAAGAACGATATATTAGAGAAAAGAAATTAACGAGAGTTAAAATATCTGAACGTATTAAACGTAAAAAGGTAATAAGGGATGAAATCAAACAACTTAATTCACGTAAAAGACAATTAAGAAGATTCGAAAAGATGGGTGAGAAAGCTCAGAAGAAAGGAGAACGTCAAGGTATTCAGATTGGTAAGGCACGAGCAGAAAATAAATATACACAATCGGTCCAAGAGGTTATTCGAAAAGATCAATTAAAAACTCTACGTGAAGGAATCACTCGGAGAATGTATCAGAAGTCAGCTTTGGATTATCTTCGAGATGTACCACGAGAGAACTGGGGAACGTATATGCAAGCAATCTCAGATGTTGGATTATCTGAATCTAAATTCATTAATGTTATTGAACGGATTCGAGATAGGAAAATAGCACTAGGAGTTAAGGAACGACAAAAGAACGCTCGTAACGAGGTCCAAGAGCGTATTGCATATATCAGAAAAGTATTTGATTTAGAGCAAACTTTGGTCCTAGATGTAAAAGATGATCTTGGTATTCGAGGACTGTATAAAGTTGGGGATAAGAAAGGTCAGGAAAAACCACGATTAAAATATATTCGTGAAATGAATCTTAATGAATTGCTACGATTTGAATCTGCATTAAGAGAACGTATTGAATTTAGGAAAAATAATAAACCTAGTTACTTTGAAACATCAGAGTTGATTGAGGATAAGAATATATTCCAGAAAGCTAAGGAGGGAGTTGATAAATTAGATAAAGATTTTATTGCTCCTATTGAACGTAAAATTAAAAAGATTAGTGAACCTATATTCGAAAGTCTGATGACAGTACAGTTTGAAACTAATAAAAGAAATCAGAAATCATTGGAACAGGTCCAAGAGATAGTTGATATCTATGATAAAGCGAGTGATGTAGACAAGGTAGAAATCACTAAAGCTGCATACAACGGAAAGTATGATCAATTATTAGCTCTTCTTTCTAAGTATGAACCTGCAGTAGGTTATAGAATCAGATCATTAGAAAATTCACGTAAGGCATTAAATAAAATATTTAAGGATTTGAAAGATGTTGGATTAGATATTCCATATCGTGAGAACTATTTCCCACGTAAACTAAAACCTATGACTCAGAAGAAGGCAGAGCAAATGCTCCAACAATTTGAGTTTAAGCATGGAAGAAAAGCTACACCATCTGAACGAGCTGATGTAACGAATAGATTAATGCGAGGATTTGATATGAGTGCTATGAAATTTATTACTCTATCAGGAAAGAGATTTGAGGCAGAACGATTAGTTGAAACGATTGATGATACAACGATTGGTTTCTACGAAGATTTCCCTACAGCATTAATTAGCTACCTAACAGGAGCAAACGCAACTATTGAGCAACGTAGATATTTTGGTAAGTTTGCTACTGATACGCTTGATTTAGAAGGCTCACTAGAGAATACGATTGGAGCTAAGGTATACGATTTAAAAGAAAAAGGAGAAATTACTGCTGATGATATGGATTCATTACGTGATTCAATGATTACCTTGTTTCAATATAAACCTGGTAAATTAAACAATAACGTACAACAATTCACTTCAGATTATATTTATCCTCTAACACTTGGTCAGATTGGTTCTACAATAAACCAGTTAAAAGATCTCTCTATGCAGATACTCGTAAATGATGTATTCGCAGGGAAGATTAATACGATTGGATCTATGAAATTAAAACCTGAAGATATCTATGCATCGGATAGTATTCTCGAATTGGAATCAGGATTGAAGAATAGGAGAAAAGGGAAATTCCCTAAACTCCTTGCTAAGACAATGACTCCATTTGCTGCTGCAGATTCATTCTTCTTACGTGTATATCAAAATGCTGCGTATAGAAGAATAGTGAGTTCAGTAAAAAAGAATAATAGAACAATAACAAAAACGATTAATAATATCTTTGGTCCAGAAAAGGGAGCTGAAGTAATCGCTGAAATAAAATCAAGGACTGGTAAGGAAGGAGAAATTAATGATGATATTGCACGAATCATATTCTCTGAGGTTGCACGTATAAGACCTATTACCAAGCTCCAGAAGGCACGAGGTTCTATTCGTGGTCCTGCATGGTATGTACTGAAGAACTTTGCTATTAAGCAGTTAGAGTTTGTACGTGCTGAATCATTCGATGTAATTAATGAAGGTATAAGAACCAAAGATAAAAAGATGGTTGCTGAAGGAATGGGTAAACTTGTAGTTCTTATGTCGGTAATTGGATTCGTTGGAGCAGGAGTAGATTGGTTGAAAGACTGGATTAGAGGAAAGGCTCAGGATAAATTCCCTGATAATATGATGGATAACATCCTTAATATCTTCGGATTAAATTCATATTTACTAAATATTGGTAAACGTGATGGGTATGTTAATTCACTGTATCAAGGGTATATTCCTCCAGTTGGTTCAGTTACTGCAGATATCGTGGATGATGCTATTAAAGATGTTCAAAAAATATCAGATGGCGATCCAATATATAAAGCAAAGACCTTGCGAAGGATTCCACTCATTGGAGATATATTCTATAGGAGATTTGGTGGAGGTAAAAAATAACACGATTTAGTTCGTGTTTTTTTATTATGTGTAATATAATAGAAATATGAGTGATCAAAATGCGACAATAGTTCTACTTGTTGAAATTGCATTGCTTTTTATATTATTCCCTATAATAGCAAGATAAAGAATTATGGATTTAGAAACATTTAAGTTAATAGCTATTGGCGTGATGATTGGAGTACCTATTGGTATGTTCATCTTGTACAAGGTATATAACAAAAAGAAAGATAAAATAGAAAAGCATGAAACTATTGTCGGCTATATCTCTCTTCTATGGCTTACTTTTCATATCTATTCTTTCTTTATAACAGGAAATCAACTTGATCCAATTTTTAATGTTGTAGGTGGAATACTTGTAGGAGATTTTGTAGGAATTAAATTAGTCGGTCCTGCAATCGAGAAAGTAATTAGTGTATTGAAGAAATAACATGAAAATAACTAAAACAAAAAGAACAGTTTACGCAACATTAGGAGCAGTAATATTTATTGTTGGAATACAATTCGTATCAAATTTAATTATTTGGTCCTATCTTGAACTAATGCCATTTAGTCATTTCGTTAAGATAGAGAATATAAAGGCGTATAATGTTGGAGTAGGAAAACAAACACAACGATTTAGTTTAGTAAGAACAGCACGATTTGATATTGATGCTACGTCAGTTAAAGAGGTATATCGTATTGATGATGATATCCCTACTCAGTTATACACTATCCCTCGAACCAACTTCATTTATGAGAAGGATGGTAATGGAAAGGAATTAAACTTTGAAATAACTTTAAATAGACCAATAGAGAAAGTAGCTCAATTTTATACAATCGATAAGGTAGTTCTTTATTTACCTAAAGGGGTTACAAAAGAAAAAACATTAAAGATTGATTGGGAGAGTGAGATAGAACACTTTAAAACTATCGAGCTTAATATAGAAAGTCTTGAAGATATAGATGAGTTAATCCTTAAACCTGAATAGTATTATGATTAATGTGAAATTTTTATTCCTTGTAAACAAGGGAACAGATGAAGATTGGGTAGAAGATAATATTGAAGATCAAGAAGAATACTTTAAGAAGAAGTTTCCAAAAGCATTTGACGTAGGAGCTATCGATATTACATCAGAAGTTAGAGAAGTAGATTTTCCAATTAAATATGTAGAGGTTGGAGTATCAACTCAAAACAAAAGAGTATTCGGAGTAGATGATATTAAACGTCATGTACGTGAGCAGGTTAAACCTGGAGAATATCATATGGTTTATTTCCTACACGAAACCAATGCCTTTAGTATTTATAGGATTAAAGAGGCTGATAAAAATTCATATATTGCAGCATATGTATATGGATCAGAACTCTATCCTGGAACGGAGATGTGTCAGATACCTGAATATTCTGAAAAGCACGTATTCAAACATGAACCAATGCACGCTTTCTGTAATATCATCAGAGATTTAAAACTACTTGTTTATGATTCAATGGATAAAACCTTAGTAAAACAATCCAATGGAACATATGAATGGATTCCTTATTATAAAAATAGTTTCCCTACAGTTAATTTAGGTAATTACCATGTAACCTTTGCATCATTAAAACCTAACTTAGATCGATTAGAATCTGGATTGGATATCCTTAGTAAAGGAATTATTCAAGAACCTATACCAGTTCCTGATCCAGTTGATCCTATTGATAAGACTGAGAGCTTTAAAAAAGCAGTTGCTCATGTATTAAGGTGGGAAGGTGGATATGTAAATGATCCAGTTGATCCTGGAGGAGAAACTAAGTACGGAATCTCTAAAAGGTCCTATCCTTATCTTGATATTAAAAATCTTACAGTAGAACAAGCAGAGGATATCTACTACAAAGACTATTGGTTAAAGGCATCTTGCGATAAAATGGATTATAAGGCTGCTATTAATGTATTTGATATGGCAGTCAATGGTGGAGTTATAACTTCAATTAAACTCGTTCAGAAGGCTCTTGGAGTTACTTCTGATGGAATCATAGGTCCTATCACCTTAAAAGCTCTCCAAGAGGCAGGAAATGGGGTCTACGTTGATTTCGTGAAGGAGCGAGTGAAGTATTATTATTCATTAAGGTCTGATTTGGTCCAAAAGTATATTAACGGATGGCTGAATCGAACCTTTGCAACATTAGAAGAATCACTAACATAATTATTTATATGAATATCGAACCATTTATTACAGCATTATCGGAACTAGCTAAGATTCCTGATTGGATTATTATTGCTCTTGCATTGGTAGTCGCAGGGTTTACTCAGATAGTTAAACTAATCTGGAAGAAACAAAAGGAATATGGAATTGCCTACTCATGGTTATTCGGATTAATCTTCGGAACAATCATTGTTATGGCTGCATCTCCAGAAAACGTATGGATTGCAATAACAGGAATATTACTTACAGCAAGTCTTATCTCTCTTGCAGGATCAGGAGCGTACTCACAGTTAAAAGGTTTACAAAAGAAATCTAAGAATGGTGAGGATATCGCTCCTGCAGATGTTATCTTTCCAATCGGAGAAGGATTCCAAAGAGTGGAAGTACCTGAATCACCAACTATAGGAGTACAAAAATAATCAGATATTTGTCTGGTTTTTTTATTTTAGATATAATGGATTTAAGAAGTTAAACAATTTAAAACCATAGCGATGTGTCTAAACGTATCTTATTATCCAAACATTGGTTGCGTGTCTATCAATGGCAAAGATTATTCTCACGAAGAATTAGAGCAAAAAACAAAAACACGAATCGAAGTCGCAATACTCCATACACTCAAAGAAATTATGCTCGATGAGAAGGTGGATGTATCACAACTTGAAGTACAATTTGAATCGGTTAATCCTAATGACCAACAGTATTGGGAACAAAATTAAAAGGAGGTGGTGTGATCTAACGAGTGTGCTAATCCCTCACTCATAAGCGTGTGAAAACTATGAAAAGAGAACTTATCTCATTCATATTAATAACACGCTTTTTTACTTATATTCCTGAAAAACGGCTTAATATAAGGCGATTTAAGAGGTTTAAAAATATCAAGATGATACATAGGTCCAGTAATATCTTGTTTCTGATACAATGTTTTTATGGTTATACAAATGACACTCGCTGAGTTTAATGAACTCAATAAAAATAATAAATCTCAGGTTAGTTCCAAGATGAAAGCTCAGATGATTAAAGCTGATGGAAAAACTTATCGGTCCAAGAAGGAATATCAGAGGCACTGTGATCTCTTACTGCTTGAACAAGCAGGAGAGATATCGGAACTTCAGGATCAAATACCTTACTCGCTAGATATTAACGGAGAGCATATTTGCAAATACTATTTAGATTTTCAGTATAGAGAGAAAAACGGAGAAATGATTTATGAAGATGTGAAGGGTAGGAAGGGTGGTAATCCATATTATATTTTTTCACTAAAGAAAAAGATGATGAAAGCAATTCATGGTATAGATATTTTAGAAACATAATAAAAACTGATATAATAAAAATGTCCTAGCGTGATGAACTAGGACAGAGAATGTTTTTTCATATATTTTTTGGTTAATAATAATAGTGTTGTCCTACAAAAATAAACTTATCTTTAGGGTTAGTTTATTTTTATTTGCAGAGTTTATAAAAAAGATGATATACTTATCGGTATCAAGTAGGATTAAATTAGATTCAACCAAACAGAGTGAACGCAAGGAGGTTTCTACTTGAAATCTAAGCCTCCTGTCGTTTGTTCTGTTTTTTTATTAACCTGTAATGAAGTAAAGAATATATGAGTAGAGATGATCACGGAAGACAAAGACCAGTGAGAGATAGTTTTTGGGCAGATAACTATATATCTTATTTATCGCCTGATTATAAACTTTTGTTTATATATCTTTTAACGAACTCTCAATGTAATGTTTTAGGTATATACGAAATCGTTGAAAAACGGATTGCTTTTGAGTGTGGATTTGAGAAAGAAATTATCGGTCCAATGTTAGAAAAGTTTGAATCTGATGGTAAATTATTGAGATATAAAGATTATTTAATTCTTGTTAATTTTCATAAGAATCAATCACAAAATCCATCAATGGAAAAGGGAGCTAGGCGTATATTTAAAGGGTTTCCTAATGATGTTAAAGAAAAGATAACAGGGTGGGTACAGGATGGTACACTAAACCTAACCTTACTTAACCATACTAAACCTATCGGAGAGGGTTCTTCTTCTAATCAAGTTAAAGAAATATTTGATTATTGGAATGGAAAAGAACTTCAGGTCCATAGGAAGATGTTAGATACTCAAAAAGCTAAGATAAAAGCTGCATTAAATAAATTTACTATTGAAGAGATAAAAACAGGGATTGATGTTTATGCGAAGGTTTATCATGGAAAGGAATATTGGTGGTCGCACAAGTGGTCCATTCAGAAATTCTTAGGACAAAGCAATGGTCTTGCTGATTTCTATGAAAAAGAACCATCAGATTTCTTGATCAAGGGAAATAGTTTTAATAACAACACTAACATTCATCACGCTGAGGAAGACAAGTATGCGAATGTTCAGGTAAAAAGAGGATAATATGGCAATGAATGAGAGTATACCAATCCCTGAGTTTATAATTAACGCTATGCAAATAGCTATGAATAGAGCAGTAGATCAGGAGTTGGAAAAAGCAAAGGAGAATATTGAAAAGAGGAAAGAAGAGATTTATGCAGGAGCAATACTCCAAGCAGAAAAATTTATATCAGCTCAAAGAATAGGGGAAACTATTCGAATTGAAATAAAGAGTAAATAATATGGGATATGCAATTTATAAATTAAATAAAAATCGTTTGGCAGGATATGGAGTACCTGCAATATGTGATCATCCTGATTGTAATAAGGAAATTGATAGAGGGGTGTCATATGCCTGTGGTGAACCAATGAGTAGTGAAGTGGGTTGTGATAGATATTTCTGCAGTGAACATAAAAAAACATATCATCATGATGATTCTACAGGTGAGCAATGTTTCCATCTTGTTGGTGATTGTCATTGTCGTAGTTTTAGTATCTGTAATAGATGTTTTGAAAACTATCAAATGGAAGGTGATATGTATTGGAAAGATTCTTATAAAGAAAAACCTGAAACAGAAGAATGGTTAAAACATTTTCTCACTGATGACTCTTGGGAAGAATGTCGTAATGATCCTGAAAACAAAGAATTAGTAGATAACTATAAAGAACAATATGAAAAACATCGAAATGAAAATGGATAAAAAGTTAGAAGAAAGTGTTTATTATAAACGACCAGTAAGTTTATTCATCGCTGCTATATTTACAGTGATGGTAATCTTGAACATAGAACAAGGTGAAATATTCTTTATGTACTCAAACTCGATAGTAGCAATACTTCACTTTATTATTTTTATAATGCTCGTAAGACAATGTGAGTTAGAAAGAAAATATCCTATGATTACGTCAATTACTAGGGTTGAGTATGAAGTTAAAGATTAATATGAAAATCCTAGATCTACAAAAAAATAAAGAACTGCTACCTGAACCATTTAGAAAAGTAGCAATAGAAAACTACTCAGATGGATTCCATACATTCGCTGAACTCTATGATTTTAGAAAGGTATACAATGCTGCATTGTTTAATGAGTGGGCTAAACAAAGTAAGTACTTGGTCCATAAATCTAAAAAACATCACGATGGTGAAGAATGTTTTAGTGGTGAATGGTTTATCGTAGTAGCAATTCTTCCAGGAGGACAAATATCAAATCATTACCATATGGATGATTGGGATATGTTTAATGTTGCAGTTCATGATACTGCATTATTTGAGTTTGATGGTCATACATCTGAGGATGTAGTAGAAAGACTGAAAGAAATATTATGAGTAAAGAAAAACTACATCCACTGGTCCAAGATTGGTTAGATACTAGAACAGAAGATAAACCTGGAATATTTATATTCGGAGCAACTGGAGTAGGAAAAACTCATAACCTTAAACTCCTTAAAGAAAGAGCTAAACAAAAAACCTTCTTCTTCACTGTTCCAGAATTTCTTAATGAACTTGCTCATCTACGTATGCAATCAATCCAAGATCGATCAGTGTATGGAAACAACTACAATAGAATAAAAAAACTTCTTTCAGGTGAATATACATTTATCCTTGATGACTTTGGTACGGAAACTCTTTCAGAGAAAAAGATTGAAGATCTATATCAACTCATCAACAATATGTATGAGAATAGAAAGACGTTAATCATCTCAAGTAATCTCTCATTAAGTGAACTAGAGAAAAAGGTAGGAGATAGAATCTGCTCACGAATCATGGGGTTGTGTCAGATTGTAGAATTATTAGGTAACGATAGAAGATTTAATTAATATGCAAGAAAATATTCAAAAGTTAATGAAACATCTTGATTTACAAGGATATACTCAAGAAATAATAAATGCTCACTTATCACTATATCCAACTGTAGAAATATATATGAATGAATGTGGAATAGAAGATGAAGAACCATATTTAGTAAAAAACGAAATAAAGAAATCATATAATATTTTTAATGAAGTAAAAGCTAATAAAAATGCTTATATCGTTGATATTGAAAATGGTTTTGATATTCAAGATAAACTAACTTTGATAATAGATACATGGGAAGAAAATCATCCAGGTGGATGTGATGGTGGAATGATCTTAATGTATCTTGATTATCAATATTACTCAGTATTCGATGAAGGTATATTAGAATTTAGTATTGAAACTGTATAGTTGTGGATAACTTAATTGACTAAAAACATAGTAGCGTGCTACTATGTTTTTATATGAAAGATAAAGTATATGTATTCAATTTACAAGAAGGGAAATTTCATGCACTCCCTAAAGTTGGTTTAGTAGATAGCATAATTAATGCTCATCTCTATGCATACGAAAATGCAAAACGATTATTCGCAGGTCCAGGATTCTCATTCATTAATCCTACAGAAGTAGGTGATGTAACAGAAACTAATAAATCTTATAAAGCAATGTCTTATTTTTACAACAAACCAAAACCAGAAAGAAAACCACTTAGAGAAAAAAATGGTGATCTTACATTCTTCCATTTAGTATTCTGGGGAGTATTTGTATACGCAATGGTTGGATTAGCTCAGAATCTTATTAACTAATTATGAGTGGTAGTAAAAAAATAGTATTACCTATCGATGTACGAAAACAGATTAAGGATGAGTTAAGAAAACATGGGCAGGTAAATATCTTAGGAATCGTAACTCTTAAGATAAAGAAGAAAACAATAAAAGGTCGTGAATTAATAGATCCTGATGATCACTTAAAAGGTTTCAGAATAACTGATATGAATAAAACAGTTAATGAAGTAACAGCAAGAGTGAGTCATGAGTTTAAACAAACACTATTTAAATAACATGGAAGATATTAACCAAACATTAGAATTTCAAGAGATTACAGAGGTCCAAGAGTGGATTGAACAACATCAAGTAATTCCTCCATCTCAATGGATGAACGTAGCAATCAAATTGAACATTCTATTAACTAAAGAAAACAGAAATCTCTTTACTCTCCAAAACAAACTAGCAGAAGAGAAGAAGAAACCTCTCCTAGATAAAGGTGTTCCAGTAAACAGGATTCAGGAGTATATGGAACTAGAACCTATGTACTGGAAAGTGAGGGAGCAGGAAGTAAGAGTTAATCAAATTAGAGAGTTCATTAACCTCTTTAAGAAACAGGCAGGTATTCTCGAAACAGAATATCGATTCTAATCACTCGTGGTTAGTTAGTAGGGTATGGGTAAATAGATTGGCACAGTATTCAGTGTCGAAATAGCAGGATAAAAAGGAAAATACTATACCTAATGCAACTTACATACTCTACTAACTGCTCATGCAGTAAAAATTATATGAAAAAAATCAAACAAAAAATTAATCAATTTATTATTAATGTAATTAAGTTATTGAAGATGCTCGTTATTCTTTCAGTCTTAGTTATGATTACTATCCTTATTTACAAGAACGTAAGAACTCCTGATGTAGTAGAAAGGGAAGTAACAGTGGTAGTAGAAAAAAACGTAGGTAAATCCTTAGAAGATAAGGTAGAAGAACTAAAACAAAACCTCTTAAACGATTTACGAGAAAAAGAGGTAGGTAATCTTGGTCCAGATGATTTAATTATTGTCTTTGATCCAACACGTAAAAACCTAAGTAATTGTCAGAAGGTAGGAGGAGTGAAACTCTATTGTTATTCATTTGGTCCATACAACTTTAAAATCTCAACAATGCAGCATTACTATAAGAAATACTACGATGTAGAGCTTACAGAACATGAGGCATTAGAATACTCACTAGATGAAGAGATATCACGTGAAGTAACTTATAAGGTTATCTTTGAAGAAGTAGGTGGTATATGGAACTGGGAGAATAGTGCTAATAAGATTAACGCAAAAGCACGTATTGAAATTATTCGAGAATTAGAATCTTAATTATGACAAGACCTAAAATAAAACTAAATGATTTACGTGATTCAATTATTGAGAGTGGATTAGAAGGATTTGATAATATTATTGATCAAGTAACAACAGGTAGATTGAAAGAGTTAGGTCAATATACTAATTCTTGTGGTGAAGTATTTGTATGTTTCAAAGATATTTTGAGTGGATTAGATATGGTTGCAGGTCATGAAACAGATTGGAAATTAAATTATTATAAAGATTCAATGACTATGTATTCTGAATCGTTTCAATTATGTGAAGATGAATATCTAGGAATAGCAAAAATATTCGCATTAAATAGATACTAATATGAAAGACTTTAAAGAAACTAACGTACAACATAGATTTGGAGGAAATACTGTGGTTTGTCCTATTTGTGGAAATAAAGATTTATTTACAGATAATAGTATTCGTATGCATATAGCAGCAGTAGGAAAAGCTGAACTATGGAACAAAGCATTACATGGTGATAAAGAAACACCTCACTTTGATTTTTATAAGAATAATACTGTGGCAGTACGCAGAAAGATTGTATGGAAAATATAAAACAATTTCACGAACTTGATTTGGTCCAATTAGATATCAAGGAAGGAACTATTCAATACAAGGTCCTACAAATACTATCTGAGGATGAAAAATCACGTAACAACGACCAACACCTTTACGCTAAATACATAGTAGGATTCCATAACAAGGAACTATTAACTAAAGGAAAGACAGGAGTAATACATGGAGAAAGAGGTAGTAGATATGTCTTATTAAAAGATTTCATTAATCTTCCTCCATTCGAAACGATTTCAAGCACACGCAGAGGCATCCAGAACGCTCTAGGACTGTATAAACCTACTGATCCTAATGTAGACAAGGCTCGAACCTCTAAAGAGCGTAAGATGAGGGAAACTAAGCGTAAGATGGCACAACAAACATTAAGGTATGGAAACTAAAACATTAAAACTCGGTCCAGATGAATTAATATATAAAATTTCTTTTTATAACAAAAAGAAGATATATATTACTATCGTTAAAAATGAGATGTATTGTAATACTTTAATAGATGATGAATGGTTCAGGAGAGGTTTTACTATTACTACTCCATTAACTCAGGAAACAAAGGATGAGGTATTCGATATCCTATTAGAAATAGCTCAGAATCAAATCGATAATTAATAGAACTAAGTAAAGAAAGTAATGAAAAAATTCGAAAAAGTCTTAAGACTTAAAAAACATATACAACAAAAGAGTTTCACTGGATTGATTATGAAACCTATTTGTATTGAGGCAGTATTCAATGCTATTGAGAAATCAAATGTTAAGGCATATAAGATGCAAATATATTTTGGTAATGCTGCAGGATTAAAACGTGATTGGAAATGGGGAGTACCTTTTGAAGATCAGGATGAGGAATTAATAGATAGTTTAATGGAGATATTTGATTTATATGACTAAAGAAGAATTAAAAAAGAAGGTAGATGGTCTAGGAGATATCGATTTAGAAAAGAAGAAATCAATTATTTGTTCTCTTGTTGGTCATAGTAATATCTGTACTAGATTCTTTGGTTATCGTTATTGTGGAAGGTGTGGTGATCAACTAGGAGATAGCTTAGGTTCTGTAGATTTTGGAGCAAAAGAATCTGCGTATATTGAATATCGTGCAGTAAATCATAAAGGTGTCTTAGATAAAACTCATTTAAGAATTAAACATCCTGCGATAGCTCCTCCATCAATGTTCGGTCCAAGTGATGCTTGGAAACCTGAATGGGGAACTCGATTAAGAGGATTCCAAAAAGATGCAGGAGAGAATGAAAAGAAACGTGATGCAGATCATGATGATCTTGATTGTATTGAGGATATGGAGGAGGAGGGATTAGTAGAGAATCTAGGTTCAGGTATGAATCCTGCAAGTAAACTTACTAAGAAAGGTCAGAAGTTCGCTAATGCATTATCAAAGCATAAACAAGTTAGAGATTAAATAATATGTCTGAATTAGAAAAGAAAGAACTAAGTCCAGAACTTAGAGAGGAACTAAAATCAGCAGATCCAGTAACACTCCTCTACCACGCTATGTTAAGAATGGGTAGTGCTATGGCTGAGATGAACGCTAAGGATATGAATATAAATGCTGATGTTACATATCAAAAAGAAAGGTTTAATGTATCTGTTGATCTTACACTAGGAGAACCTAAGGAATCTAATTAGTAATATGCTTTCTCAAGCAGAACAAACAGCTCAGAAACTGTTTAAAAAAGAGGTCGATAAACTAGATATTAAAAATAAAGAATCAAAAGAATCTTTATATTTAACTATTATGTACGATATGGAATATCAAATCGCTATACTTCAAGGTAGATTACTTAAGAACAGGAGAAAGAAAACTCTTTATTTAATTAATATTCTAAAAAGAGTTAGGTATCTAGCATTACAAAAAGCAGATATACTAGGTGAGTATGATATGTCCTAAATGCAAACTTGAGGTCCAGATTCTCACAAGAGATCATGTAGTTCCTAAATGGCTTGTATCTAAGATGGGTCAGTTTGGAGTAAAAATACCTAAGAAAATCAAGAAGAATAATTATCAATATATTTGTAAAAATTGTAATGGGAAGAAGGGTGGCAATATTGATTACTCTGATACTCAGGTCCAAGATTACTTAGAGGAGTTAGCAAAGACTATCCTCGATAATATTAAAAAGCATAAGAAAAGAAAAAAATAGCTATGTCTAAATTAAACTGGAAAAATTTAACAGATGGTAAGTGTCCTAAGTGTAATGGTCCAATAGAAGAACATAAAACAGTTCATCGATGTAAAGTTAAGGATTGTTTTGCTATTGGAACTGATAAACTAAAAACCATGATTGAACGTATGAGTCCTTCATATTAGCTCGTGGTTAGTTATCAGGAGAAAAATATTCATGGTTGTTGTAGTGAGAACCTGCTTAGGTAGTAAAGATCCTATTAAATCAAAACAAATAAGTGGCTAAAAAGACTACCTCCTGATAACTGCTCACGCAGTATTATTAATTAATTAAAAAATATTTATATGAATGAAGAACGAGAATTAACTTTTGGTGAAAAGTCAGTAGGTCTTACTTTCAATCCATCAAATGGAACTGAGGTAGGAGATCACGTACAAACTATCAAAGAAGAATGTGCTAAGGTGATTGATACACTTAACACTCTTCGAGATAATGCAGAAAATGGTGATATGAAACGAATGTATTCTGTTGCTATTACTGATATTCAATCAGGTCAAATGT